CCTCGTCCCGTTCAACTATTATTTCGTGCCACATTTCAATCCCGTTGTAAATAATGTAATTGAAAAAATAACACCTTACGGAGTTGCTGCATAACATCTGCATCTGCATCTGGTCAATGTACATTTTGTCAATTGCATTTATTCCGCTCCTAACAATGTGAAAGAACTTTTTAGGCTTTGGACATTTTATCTCTAAAATTTCGTCTTTTCCAACGTTTCCATCTGGAGAAGCGCCCGCATTGTCGCCAAATGGATAGAAATAACTTTCTTGGACTTCTATAAAATCCAGTTCTTTAATTTCTTTGAATTTATTAAATGCTAACGGCTCTAAATCAATACCTCTTTGCATATCAAAGGAAACAAAACCATCTTCTTCATCTAGTCCGAAAACTATTTCGTTTGCCTTCTCTTCGATGTATGCTTCGCCTGTTAGTCCTAGTCCTTTAATCCCTAAAAGGTCGCTTATTCTCGATGCAGTAAACCTGCCTTTTCGAGATTCAAACCATTCATTACTTCGTTGCTTTTCCATATTCTAAATATTTTTTATAGATTTCGTCCGTAATTTTGTAAGATTTTTCAATTTGTTCTTTTGTTGCGTTGGCTTGTTTTGCTTTGTCAAAATTAGATTCTGTAAACGATAATTTTACTTTTGCCTTTGGTTGTATTGGTTTAATCCTAATACCCCCCACAACCTCGCCTTTCATCTTTACATTAGCATCTAAATACAATTCAATAGGTACTAATTTCCAATCTTCAACAAACGGACTTCCACCGCAAAATGATTTTATTTGCTTTGCGTTTGTCGAATTTAAAACTAAAGGTTTTATGTTTTCAACAAAATATGCAATATTAAAATCCCCTTTTTTTCCTGCTACTGATGCCCCGTATTCTTGTTTTACTTCCTTAATTGTAAAAATTAACGACTTTTTTTGTTCGATAAAATCTTCTAAATCTGCGCTCCCTAAATGGTCGGATTTTGCTACTGCTCGATAGTGGTGTTTAGCTTCCATAATTAATAAGTTTTATTTAAGTTAGATAATGGTTTGTCGAAGTTTGGGTCTAAAATAATAACTTCGATTTCTTTTGCCGTTGTATGGAGTAATTCGTTTACTTTTTTCAATTCGGCTTCTAGCGCTTCAATTCTAAATTTTTGGTATTGGATTACTTCTATCATTTTTTTAAGATTTTAAGATGAAAAAACTGATTGCATCATCTACTGTTAAACGTCTGTTGTATTGGGTTTTGATTTCTTTTATAGAAAATTTACATTTTCCAATAGCGTTAACAATCCCTTTGGTAACGCTATTAATATAAATTAGTTTTTTCATTATACTGGACTTGTTAAATTAAAAAGTTGCTTGTAAGTTAATTCGATAATTGCATTTTTAGCGTTTTCTAAATTAGCCACCGTAAGCGGGTCTTTTCTGTTTTTAATCCATATACTCATCTTTTCTTTTTTAATGCTTAAAAGCAATGATAAATACTGTCCGCAACGTTCAGATGAAGTGTATCTGTTTTCTGCATTTAATTCTACCAACTTCTCATATCGTGAGTTTAAAGTTGCAAGGCGTTTCTGTGATTCCATAATATTATTATTTTTTTGTTTCAACAAAGATAAACCAAATAACCATTGCGGGTTATTTTTTAACAAACTTTAACATTTTAATTTTGAAGTCGGTTGTATCTTTGTCAAAAAAACAAATGAATTTATTGAAATATTTGATAGAAAGTAGTGGGCTAAATCAAGCGCAATTTGCCAAAAAAGTAGGAAGGAATCCGCAACATATTAACCGACAAATAAAAAGCGGTGGCAAAATGGGTTTTGATTCTTTGGTAGAGTATGCAGAAATAGTAGGAATAGAAGATTTGAAATTTGCCTACAAAGGTTATCAAGTCGAAATCATTTTAAAGCAAAATAACCACCTGTTAAGATAGCCACAACTGTAGTAATTTTATAAAAGGTGGTTTTTCTTTTTTGGATTTTTAATATTTTAAGGTCGTTGTTGATCACTAATTGTAAAGCGTTAATTTGTTCGTCTTTGATTCCGATTATTTTATCTTTTACGATAACTTTCGATTCGGTATCTGACAAAATTAACCGCAATTCTTTGACCTCAACTTTGCAAAAGTCGCCTTTTATTAAATCGACAATAACTTTTTTTGCCGTTATGCTATCGAGAATAACGGTCTGCGAAAAACTGCTGATATTCGCTAGTAGTAAGAACGTCAATAAACTTAATTTTTTCATATTTTATTTTTTCTTGAATTACTATTTTTTCTTTTCTCCCTTCAATGCGTAACGTTAAACTGTCCGCAACTTTTGCAAGCTCTAAACTAATAACAGCAAGTTTAGTAAACTTTGTTTGTAGTACTTTATTTTCTTCTTTTAAAACGGCTATTTGAGGGTCGGCTTGGCACATCTGGAATATTGCAAATGCAAATAAAATCCACCCGCTCCATTTAATCCAATTTGGAATAACAAAATTTAGGTTTATTTGTTTCATTTGTAAATATCTTTTATTATTTCAGCATATTTAGAATGGCATTTGAAAAGTAACGCTTCTTTATTGTCGCCAAAAAACGGCTCTAAAATTATGCACGGTGCGTTTATTGACTTTAAAAATAAACCGCCCCTATCTTTTGCAATTCTAGGCTTTGCCCCTCTGGGTTTTGTTCCGTATTCCTGCACGATGCGAGCCGTAAACATTTCAGCAAATCTTTGTCCTTTAACGCTGCCTTGAAAGAACAAAGCTTCGCACCCGTTGGCTATTGCGTTAAATGAATTAAAATGTAATTCAATTACTAAGTCGTATTTTTTAGCGTTAATTCTTTTGGAAAGTTCAGCCATTTTAGTAGGGTAGCTTCCTTTCGTATCTCGAAAATAAGTGTCAAATCCAATAAGCTTTGCGACTTCTGAATTGTACGCAAATTCGCTTTGTTTTAGAAGGTTTGAAAACGCCCCTTGCTCGATTGTATCGTGTCCGACAACTACTGCTACATTCATTGTATTTCTTTTTTAACGGTTTTGTAAAATCCAATCATTTTTTTAATCTGTTCCCAAATATTAAAACCGCACTTTGGCAAATTTTCGTGAAATATACTAAACCCCTCAATCAAACAAAAGAAAATAACAACCACCGATGCGAGTTCAAATTCACTATCCGAAAAACTTTGATATTTTATATTTTTAATTGCCAAAATTGTCTGAAATTGCATTATAAGATACGGGAGCGCAATATAAGCTAATGCCTTAATAATTGAGCCTTTTGCCTTTTTTGATGAAAACCCTTCGCCTTTTCCAAAAAACCAACTGTCTTTTGTTTTTGCTTTTTTCCAAACGCAATAAGAAGCCAAAATACCGGTTATTAAATCGACAACGAACATTACTAGTAAAATGTAACAAAGTGCGATAAAATCAACTACAATAGGCAATATCGCAACCGTTGGAATAGTGACCGCAAACCAAACGGGTTTTTTGGCAAGTAAAGTTATAAACATAAAATGTGGTATTATTTTCATTTTTAAAAAATTATACTGTTTCTGTTTCTACTTTAACTTCTACAACTTTTAAAGTTTCAATTTCGGCTTTTAAGGTTGCATTTTCTAACTTTGACTTTTCAACTTCTGCCTTTACAGTTGCGTTTTCGGCTTGTAAAATTGCGTTTTCAGATTTTACCGTTTCAATTTCGGCTTTTACCGTTTCAATTAAAATCAAAGCATCTATTAAAACTTGGTCTAATATATCCGATAACGGAAAGCCTTCTTGCAATCCCATTGCTACGCTTTCAACGTTGTTTTGCTTTTGTGTTAATACTTCGCCATCTCTTAAAACCGTCTCTAAAAATCCAACGTGTGCGCCCGAAATGGTACTGTCTTGATTCCAACGGATTAAGAACTCGTAAGGACTTCTAACTTCTGTAAATTGTGTCATAATATTTATTATTTAAATTAAATTTGTGTTGTGTTCAGTGTTCCATTATCATCAATAGTAATTCTAAATCGTGTTTGACTTGGACTATTTAAAACAAAACCTTTGCTCGGGTCTGTGATTTCAATGTCCGTACTTCCCACCGAATTAACTACTGTTTCGTAGGCAGTCGCTCCACCTATTCTCATTTTTTCCAAAGTTGTGTTATAAAATTGTGCGCCTTTTAGGTATGCAGGTTCGGTTGCGGTTGTGAATTGTGCAAATGAAACCGCACCTCTTAATATTGTTTGAGTAATTGCAGTATTACCTAGTGTTACGGTGTTTGAACCTGCTCCTTTTGCGTTGTGTCCAATTACAATTTGGTTTGTTTGATTATCTCCTAAAGGTCTAGTGTCGTTTCCTAAAAATACAGAATTGTTTATTATTGTTGCAGCTACGCCGTTAGAAACAAATCTTCCTGCATTAAAACCAATTGTATTATTATTACTACCAGTTGTGTTTAAAAATAAAGCATTTGCTCCAATTGATGTATTTCTGCTTCCCGTTGTGTTGCCTTGTAAGGCAGTTATACCAATTGCTGTATTACTATCTCCCGTGGTGTTTGCAAATAAAGACTGCATGCCATTTGCAGTGTTGTTAAATCCCGTGGTGTTAAGTATTAAGGCATTTGCTCCAATTGCCGTATTAGTTGCAATATTTCCCCCACCTCGTCCAACTCTTACACCGTTTGCTATGATGTCAAATGATGTTGTTACTGTACCTCTTAATATTGTTTGAGTAATTGCAGTGTTACCTATAGTTACTGTATTTGAGCCTGCTCCAATTGCGGTGTGTCCGATAACCACTTGATTTGTTTGGTTATCGGCTAAAGGTCTAGTGTCGTTTCCTAAAAATACCGAATTGTTTATTATTGTTGCATTCTGACCATTAGAAATAAATTCGGCAGCACCAACACCAATTGCATTATTATTATTACCTGTTGTGTTTCTCAATAAGGAACTTCTTCCTAAACCTGTGTTATTGTTTCCACTTATATTAAATGCTAAGGAACTGGTTCCTATAGCGGTATTTTGACTTCCCGTAGTATTTGATAATAATGCATTTATTCCATTTGCTACATTATTATTTCCTGTAGTATTGACTAATAAGGAACTTGTTCCTGTAGACGTGTTAGCACCTCCTGTTGTATTTGCGTTTAAAGCATTTGTTCCAATTATCGTGTTAGTGGCAATATTCCCCCCACCTCGTCCAACTCTTACACCGTTTGCTACGATGTCAAGTCCTGATGTGATAGAGCCGCTAAACTTCCCATTCCCTACCACGTCTAGTCTTTCTGTTGGGTTTGATTGGTTTATGCCTACGTTGCCACCAGGACTTATCCTTGCTTGTTCTGTATTTACATTTAAAAATATAATAGGCGTGGAAGCGAATGTTGAAGCTAAATTTGTAGAACCAGTTTCATTATTATAGTATAATATAAAATCTGTATTGCTACGAAATAAACCGCTTTTAAATTGTGACACATTTGTTCTTAGCGAAATATAATTAGAATTTGGAGCTTGATAGCTTCTAAATTCCCCTCCTGTAAAAGATACATTACCCGAAGTTACTATTCCATCTACGTTTAAAATTGTTCCGTTTTCAGATACTATACTATCTCCAATTGCTCCACTTGCAGTAAATTTAGCTAGTTGGTTGGTTGTGCCACCATTTGCTCCAGATACCTCTAAAATTGAGTTATAAACAAAAACACCGCCTTGAAATCTAACTTTAACGTAACTTCCAACTCCAAAAGTTCTAGTTCCTACGGTTGTAGTTCCTGCTAAAACTTCAAATTCATATCCACGACCAGCTACTCCAGTTGGGT